GTTCAACAGCGGGGTTCCATACATTGTCCCGTAGGAACTGGTCCCTGACAGATGCAACAATATCTTTCATAACTCTTGCAGCCTTCTTGTCTTCTTCTAGACTAGAAATGCTTGAAGCCCCCAAATTCATAAGGGCTCTATTAGCAACGTCTAACTCTGTCATGGAACTCGCCATAGTATATCTCCGTTAGTTTGTAAAGGAGAGGGGCAGGATCAAGGAGGAGAAGATCCCACCCCTCTCAGCGAGGGGTGCTATTTATTAAGCGGAAGTGTAGTTAACGATATAACTAACAGTCCCAGCTTGACCACCAGTAGCAGCCGCACAAGTAACCGCAAGGGTCACAGAGCCTTGTTCAAGTGCCTCAGCTTCAGTGAAGCCTGTAGCATTTTCCTGAACTTTATCTCCTGCGGTTTCGATGCCAAGGGCCGAGTAGCGGTAGTTTGTGAAGGCTGTTACGCCATCCCAGTTTACGCCATCAGCATAGCAGTCTAGGTCGATAACGGTTCCAGCAGCAGTGCCGGCCCCATTCTCGTACAGACCGACATCTACGGTGATAGAGGTAGTCGCAAGATCATCACTAGCCAGTTCAAGGCTGTGAATAATTGCGTTTACAGGGAGTTGTAGCAACTCCAATGTATCGCCAGTTGCGGGTGTCCACTCAACCGTACTAGAGATAGTTACGGAAGGAGATCCATCTCCAGCGTCATGCTTGCTGATGACTGGTGGAGAGCCTTTAACAGAGGCGATATGTGCAGATTGTGTATTAGCCATTATTCAAATCTCCTATACAGTTTCATCTACGATGATTTTGATGACTTTTTCTTCTTCAACACGCGCAACACCATAGTCAGCGTAAGTCGTAATAAGCTGTGGCTCTTGTTTGCGGTCGTTGGATTGAGTGACGGTTCCGTATACATCTTTCCATACACCAAATACCATAGCCGATTTGGTCCACAATGGGATCTCACGGGTAGCGGAAGCAGTGGTGGAGATGGAGCCAGAAGCATCTACAAGGCGGTTGGTAACGATGATGTTGATACCAAGCCAGTTGTCAACTACGTAGCGGTTCTTGTCGTAGAACGTGTTTCCGTAGTCAGCGTTTTTAACTTCGTCAAATGCAACGAACTTAGTGAATTGCTTTGGAGTCAAAGCCATGAAT